TGGTCCTAGTTTAACCTAATCAGCTAACAGTGCGACCCAGGAGGTAGCCATCGATGTCCTCGTAGCCAGGTGCCTCATCAGGTTGGATGTAGCACACTTCAACCACAAAGTAACCGGTACGACCAGCAGACTTGTCAGCATCGGAAAGATACCAACCGCCTGCGGTACCACTGGTAACAGTGGCTGAAGTACGCGAGAACACTTTATAGGTAGCAGCGCTAGTGATCTGCTTGTAGATCGAACCAGCATCCACACCTGCTGCGCCAGTGGCAGTAAGAAGAGGGTTGGTGCTATAGGCAGCGGTGCCACCAGCAAAGAAGATTTCACCTTCTTGGCCACCGGAAACAGTGCTAGCCAGGTTGGCCTGAGCAACGCCTTCACCAGCAGTGCCACTCGACACAAGGCCGGTAGCAAAGGAGATGACGCGACCAGTGGTGGCATACACACCGGAAGCAACGCGGCCATCACCCCAGCCAGAAGCAACCGAGATGGTTGCACGATAAACGTAAGCAGGAAGGGTCGAGGAACCGCTGATCACCATGCCGGTGATGTCAGTGCGAGTGTCATCGTTCCGATAAGGGGAAGGAACAATAACATTACCGGAAGCAATGGCGCCATCACCGGAGTTGGTGGTGACGGGCACATAACCACGCTGTTGGAAGTAGCGATAGCCAGGGATAGCCAGCACCGAAGTGGGGCCACCTTTCGAGCCATCATTAGTACCGCCGTAGTCGGCATCAATGTTCTTGTACCAACCGTTCAGCGGCTCTGCCCAGTTGCCGGGGTAGATTTTTTTAGACGAGAGATAGGTCATTTATTTCTCCGTATGGTTTACTTATGTTTTTACTTATCAGACGCTGCCGTCATCGGAGACGAAGCTGTAAGCGGTGGTGATGAAGTCTTTGTTCAAAACTTCGAAACCAGCGTACAGTTGCCAGATCAGAATAATGAAACGGCTGAAGTCGTCGTTATTGTTGATCAGCACCTGAGCATTTGGGCCACCAATACCAACACCAACGGCCTGAGGGCCAAAGAAGAAACCTTGAGCAACTTCTTGGTTGGAGTAGGAAGCGGGAGTAGCAAAGCTAGCCGAAACAGTCTTGGTGGGGAAGTTGGTCGACTCGAAGAACTTCACACCTTCAAACTGAACACCAGTCGGCATGACGGGTTCACCAGCCAGGAAGTAAGCCTGACCAGCTTGGGGACCCATGTAGAAGCTGGCGTTGTTAGGCATCATGGGATTACCCATGTACATGCCTTGGCCAGGATTGCCGCTATAACGAGCGATCTCGCGGAAGTCAGGATCACGACGCAGGTGCATCATGAAGGTGGGATCGCAAATGCAACGATACAGACCATCGGTGAAGGTCGGCACGTTACGCTTACGCATATCCTTGACAACGGTCAGCAGGTCGGTACGAACCGAGAATTGCTGAAGGTTGTTGCCGTATTCAGTAGCGGTATAAGCAATTTGACCAGAAGAGTTCTTGGTCTTGCCACCAGGGAAGAAGTAGCCGCCTTGGGTGGTAGAAGCGGCACCATTGGCTTCGGCTTTGGCCAGTTCGTCAATGAAGACGCGGTCACGCCAACGGCGATAGTCGTCAAGCAGCGTCAAGCTACCAATCGACTGGTGGAACATATTCAGGTTGCCGGTGTCCAGCAGGAGACGCTGGGCGGTAACCAGAGTTTCACGAGCAATCTTGAAGGTCGAAGGCTGGGTCGGATCGCCCGGATCAGCAGGACCGGTGTATTCCTTAAGCACCACCAGGACTTTTTCCTTGGTGATGTTACGGCTGTTAGCAGTACCAATAGTCTGGTCAGCAATGCGCTCACGGCTGTCCTTAGTACCAGGGGTACCCCAGAACTTGTAGCGGTCGAGCTGAACGGTTTGACCAGGTTGACGAGTAAAGTCGTGAACAACAACAGGCTCTACGGCCATTTCGCAGATGTACGCCGGGTGGGGGCGATACAGTTCTGCACCCAAAATCTTGGGGAAATCGGTATCAAGAAACACTTTAGTTTATCCTCCAGTACGCAGGACTTTGTCGGGTGAAAGATTCAGACAAGAATTGTCTTATCTAAAACAAATTTTAGCAGTTGATAATTTATCAACTAATGTAACGAAGAGTGGGGGTACTGGCTCGTGCCATAGGTGTATTACTAGAACCCGCAAGTTCGGGATCAGTAATGACGTTTGGACTAAAACCAGGAACCCCTGCCATTTGGGCAAGGTCAGAAACACCTCCACCAGCCATGCCGCCAAGTCCTGCAAGGGCAGGAAGAGCTGCCATATAAAGACCTTGTCTACCACGTGTTTGGCGTCCAAGTTCTTCCATTGCAGCTTCACCAGCGGCCATGTTTCCAATGACATCAGCAGCACGGCCTTGCGCAGCTAATCCTGTTTGACGAGCACCAGCTTGACCTGCCATTCGAGCACGGTTCAGATACTCTTTTGCAGCTTGTTCATAAGAAGCCATTACAGGAGCCTGTGCAGCACGTGCTTTTTGTAAACGTGCGCCCGCGCCCCCAATAACTCGGCCTCCCACTGCACCTAAAGCACCGGCACCAGCAGCTTCCGCAAGAATGCGTCCGGGATCTTTTTCTTCACCACTTAACACATTTCCAGCTACCGAACCACCGGCACCAATAAGCCCGTACGCAAGGGGAGCGTACTGAGCCGTATTAGCGGGAGACATAGCTTGCTGTAAATCTTGTGCGTATTTACCAGCTAAAGCATTTTGAGTTCCCTCAATGCCACTGGCAAGCACGTTAAGCATGCGATCTCGTTTAGATCCAGCGGGTACGTTTCTTGCTACGTCCCCAATAAGATTACCAGCCCTGGTTAAAATTCCCACGGCTTCACTCCATAACGAACAGTTTGTTAGCCAGGACTTGAGGCTGAGCTTGGTTAATGACGCGCCAGGCATTCTGGGGATCACGTGCCATCACATCGTTGAAGGTGCCCCAGAAGTTTTCAGGTTGCTGAGGAGCAGCGGCAGCAGGAGGAGCAGGAAGCTGACCATACTGCGGATTGACAGGCTCAGTGCGGTAACCAGGAGTTTCCAATTGCTGCTCACTTTCGTACACAGGGTACGGACCTTCAGGACCAAAGAACTTCAGCGTGTAATCGCTGAGAACGTCGGGATTGGTCAGGATTTCATTGTAAGCCAGGTTCTCCTGGTGCTCATTGACAGCGAACTGTGCGTAACCCTGAATGGTATTAGCGGCGCGATTTCCCCACGCGACGGCGCTGTCCAGCATTTGCTCCAGGTTCAGAGCGTAGTTGTTCAGAATTCCCGGTGCCTCGATCCCGAACGCGTCCATCACCTGACGGCTTTCCCCGCTCATTCCCAGGTAATCCGCGATTTGCTCCAAGGAGGGACCCGAGGAGGTTTGGGAAGAGCTGGGCGATGAGGCCGGGTTGTGTGACCAGGTCTGCGGAGCCGATTGTTGCGTAACTTGGCTGCTGGCCTGGCCGTAATTCGCCGGGGTAAACGGAGTCGTCGGTGCGGAGGGTTGACCCTGGAACGGGGATTGGACTGGTGCGCTCAGCAGGTTCACCACCTTGTTGAACGCCGATTCCCATGGGTTGCCCTGGGAGTCCGCCGGTTGGGATTGGGGGGCGTATTGAGACGGGGCTGATTGGTAATTGGGGGCTGCCTGAGGTACCGCTTGGGGGTAGCTCGTACCCACTTGGTACGCTTGAGGTGCCACCTGGTAGCTGACCGGTTGGCTGGACGGAGCCGGAGTCACGTAACTGCTGGGAGCTACGGCCACCTGTGCTTGGCTCGTCTGTGGGATCGATTGGACGGTAGCGTCCTGCATAACTCATCTCCTTTTGTAAAGCTTCGAGAGTTCGATACAGATATGGGGTTAAATCCAGTCTGGGATCCGCAGCCATCGGTAGGTCCGGTGATTGCGGGTGAGGGGTCTGCATCATGCCTCCCACCAAGCGAGCGAATGAAGAATAAGCATTCTGCAATTCACCCACCATCCTGAACGGGAACCCAGATAACATCTCGGCCCGCTCCTCATCCGTTTTTGACGGGAAGAGGTATTTCAGTGCTTCAATGCTATCAACACCTAATTCTTGTAAGTTGCGCACCACGATGGAGTTGTTCAGGATGTCCTGAGTGGAATCCTCATAAACAGGCCCTAACCAACGCCATTGAATCGTGATGTCACCATCAGGAATAAGACCCAGCACTCCTGGCGGAATTTGCTGAGTTCTTACACATGCCATCATCAGTTGCTTGATTCTTTCTTCAAAACCAATGAGGGCATCTTTATACATCTGGACTTCTTGCTCAAATGCATCTTCTGCTGGTTCAACAGGTTTTTCAAGTCCTGCTGCAGCAGCAAGAGTTTCTCTGAAGAGACGCTCTTCTTGGAAGATAATTAGTTCCAAGCAACGGCAGATGCCATACGTATAAATAGCAGTTGCTTTTTTCTTGGAGGTAGCAGCTACGCGACCAAATAGCGATTTGTATTCAGTAGCAGTAACACCAGCAGAAAT